GCTCTCCTGGATACGGGCCTTGAGCCAGTCCGACGCGTGGATCACGTCGATGAAAGTGCCGCTCGGGACCGTCCCCTCGACGAGCATGTTTCGCCCACCGATGTTGATGTAGGTGTTGGCGGTGTGACCCTGCGCCGGGTCGAGGCCGACGCCCGGCACGAAGCCGGAGACCGCCTGAACCGCCGCCGAAGCGCGGTCGATCGGCGCGACGCCGGGCAACTCCTTGAATTTGAGCGTGTAGGCCTGGCCGCTGTCCATGATCCCGCGCTTGGCGAGAGCGTAGTTGGCGCGGTCGAGGTCGCGGCTCGCCGCATAACCCCACGCGGCCATCGCCAGATAGGCGTTCGGGTCCGTGTGGTAGAAGACGGGCGAGCGATCGTATTTCAGGCCCTCCAGCTTCTCCGCGATGCTCGCGGTCGAGAGCGATCCGCCTGTCTCGGTGTCGACGTCGTTCGACCCGATCCCCATCATCACCGTGCGGCTTTCGGCCCACGCGGCCAGGCTTTCGAGCTTCGCGTTGTCATTCAGGCCGGGGCCGTGGGCTCCCCAATACCAGTCTGGATCGTAAGCCCAGAGGGTGTTCAGTTCCGACGTGATGTCGGACGCCGCGCTGTCGATATAGCCGATCTTGAGCGCGCGCGGCTTGACGCGGGCGGAGAAGAAGATGTTGGCGCCCTTGTAGGCCTCCGACGTGGTGAGCCAGCCGTCCGCCGCGACCTCTTCGATCGTGGAGTAGAGCTTGGTGCGCTTCGTCGCATCCACCTTGCCGGTGAGAGCCGTCGTGGTGAGAAGCATCGCCGTGTTGAAGCCGGCGGGCGTGGGGAATTTGTCTTCGCGCGTGACGGTCACGTCGAAGACGCGCGAATACGGCAGACGGGTCGCCATGCGTCGATCCTCTTAGGGAGCAGTGATGTGGGTGGAATGCGTGGCCCCGACCGCGCCCTCGGCGTCGATCGTTGCGGAGACGTGCTCGATCACGTCGATCAGGATTTCTTCGCGTTGCAGGACGACCAATTCGACGGAGAAGTTGGCCCGGTCCTCCCACGCCGACTGGATCATCGCCGCATCGCCCTTGACCGGACCGATGCGGCGCAGCGCGAAGGGATGCAGCGCGACCCCGGCGCGGGATGAACGCAGCGCGGCCGCAAGCCTGCCTGCGACGGCGACGGCGCCGGTGGCGTAAACATCGACCCTGAACCCGTGCTGCACCGTGCGCGATCTGCGCTCTGCGATGCGTTCGACGCCGCCGACCATGACGGCGCGGAAGCACGGCTGATCACTCTCGCCGAGATCGACCGCCCCCAGCGGCGTGATCAACCCATACGGCCCCTTCGGGCGAGGCGCGGACTGGTGGGCGAACACGACGTCGATCAAGGGGTCGGCGCCCGGCGTGGTCGCCGACAGTTCGCTCTCGGTCGCGACGAACAGCGCGCGCAGAAGATCAGACGCGTCGGCCATGGTCGCGCACCAGCTTGCAATAGGCCCGCCAGAACCCGCCTTCGACACGGCCGGCCACGCGGATCACCTTGAAGGCCTGCCCCTCCGGCGTGATCACCTCATCGGCCTGCGCGCCCGCATCTTCGTCGGCGGCATGAAGCTCGGTTCGGCACCAGATGATGACGCCGCCCTCGACCCGCTCGCCCTCCGGTTGGCGGAGAAGATCGGCGGTTGTGGGGGACTGAACGACGGCGGTCGTCTCGAACGAGACGGGCAATCCTTCGGCCCAGCGGCCCGCGACGTAGGAGCCCGGCGCCTTCCGGCTGATCATGGCGGGTCGCTCGAAAAACGACAGCGCGATCTGAGCGAGGTCCGTGACGCTGGTCATTCGTCAACCTTCCAGGTCACGGCTTGCAGCATGCGCCCAGTGTCGATCAGCGTCGCGGACGAGCCCTTCAACGCGACCGTCATCGGCGAGTTGGCGGGTCCCATGCTGGAGCCGATCTGAGCCTGGATCAGCCGCGCGCCCATGTCGCCGATCCGCTCAAGTGACTGGCGCACCTGCGCGTCGCCTTTGATCAATGCCTTGGCCTCTTGGCGCACGAAGGCGCGTATCTGACCCTTGCCCTTCATCATCGCGATGGTCAGGAACGGGCGCGGCGGGATCGGGCCGGAAATGCCGAACTTTCCGTTGCGAAAGAACACGTCGCCCTTGGCGCGCGAGGTGCCCTCGTGGTTCCAGTATGCGATCGAGATCAGGTCGCCCGCGACCTTGCCGGCGGGGAAGCCGACCTTCACCTTCGTCGGCCCCTTGAGTCCTGACAGGATTTTCTGGAGCCGACCTTTCAGATCGCCGGACTTCTCCAGCGTCGTCGTGATCTGGATCACGCGACCGCCACCGCAGGGAAGGACCGCGCGCGCAGGCGCAGAAACTCAAGCCCATAAGGCGTCGACGCAAGATCGCCGGCATAGGCTTCGGAGAACGCGCCCCCGCCGCTCGACGATGAAGGCGCGCCCTTCGCGCCGAACGCGACCTTCACATCCCCCACCGCGACCGCCGAGACGGCCCCGGCGGTTTCGACCGTCGTTCCGCCCGGCAATGTGATGAATTGCGGGCCGCCCCCGGCGGAACCAAGGGCGGCTGCGACATAGTGGGCCGCCAACGCCATCGTTGCACGATCCACGTCCGTATCGATCCACATGGCGCGATCGACCTCGGACGCGGCGTCGCCAATACAAAGGGCGATCAGTCCTGCGTTCGCGGCGGCGAGCGCGGGATATCGCGCCGTCAGATCGGCGGGCTCGATCGGCATCAGCCTTTGGCCTTGCCTTTGGCCGGAGCGTCGGCGCCGGCCGCGGCGTCAGCATTGGTCGCGACCTCGGCGAGCCAGCCCTCGTCCACCCACGCCTTCACGACGGGATGCTTCTGGGATTCGGCCCACACGTCCGCGTCGATCTGCGTCTCGCCGCCGGCGCGAATCGCCGCGCCGGACGGGAGAATGAGGTCGCCGCGAGAGCCGTTGACGATGGTGATCTTCGACATGAGCGCCCCCTCAGTAGCCATCGGCGTAGCGCACTTCTTTCGGAAGCCGCACGTCGAGGCCGCCAAGGCGGAAGATGCCGGGCACGACGTAGCGCAGACCCTGCACCTGCACGTCGAGGAAGCGATGCGGCATCGGCACATGCATCTTGAGCACCTCCGGCGCGTTGCGATACGCGATCATGCGCTGCGTCGCGCCGGCGCCGGCGGTTTCGAGCCCGCGCAGGCCCCGGATCGTGAGCGGCCGCCCCGTCGTCGCGGTGTAGACGTTCGCGCGCATGAGGAACGACAGGACGGTCTCGCCCGTCTCTCCGAGTCGCTTGGACGCCAGAAGATTCTGACGATCGAGCGACATGAGCAGCGTGTCGGCGATGGAGGTATAGCCCGTCCCGGCATAGACGCCGGAGAGAATGGCGTTCACGTCGGCGAGGGCTTCGTCGCCGGTCTTGCTCGTCCACAGCGGCGAGCCTCCGACCCCGTTGGGCACGCTCGCGGCGGTCACGCCGGGATAGTTGAACAGGCCGGAGAAGCCCTTGAGCGTGTCGCCATCGAACGCCACTCGGTCGATCATTTCCTCGGAGACGCGGCGGGCGAGGTTGGCCTTCGTGGATTCGAGCGGGATGCCGAGCATCTGCGCTTGAGCGATCTCCTCGATGCCGTAGTCGTAGCCGATGCCGGCCATATGGATCGAGGTCTCGCCCTTGTCCATCTGGACGCCGACGACGGGAACGTCCGACGCCTTGTCGGCGATCCAACGCGCCTTTCCGACGCCATCCATCGACATGTAGGTGACGGTTTTCGCCCACGGGTTGCCGGTGGTTTCGACCGGCACGATGCCGCGATAGCGGATGTCCGGATATTTGATCGCGTAGACGGTCGGCTCGATCAACGTGATTTGCGAGAGGACGAAGCCGAGATTCGACTGCATCGCGTCGCTGGTGAAGTTCATGCTCATGGATGAAGGCTCCCTTAGCCGATGCGGAGCGGCACGAGCGCGCCCGCGCCGGCCGACGCGTCGAACCGGCCGTTCGGAATGGCGGTGTTGCCCGACGCGACATTGGTGATGGCGCCGGCCGTGGTGAAGTAGGCCGGCTCTCCGGCGACGACCGCGACCGACGCGGTGACCCAGATCAGACCCTGCCGGAGCACGGGCGCCGTCTCATTCGCGGCATAGGTGTTGGTGACGCCGGCGCCGTAGGCCGCGCTGTCGGCGACGATGACGCCGACGAACTTGAGGTGCGTCGGGTCGACGCCCTGAACTTGATCGTCGACGCCGCTCTCAACGGCGATGGAGCCGAACGCGGCGGCGGCCTTGACCGAGCGCGAAAGAACCCCGGTCAGATGGTAGGTGTCGACGATCATGCCCGCGAAAGCGGTGGCGCGCGTCGCGCTGTAGGAGGTCTGGACGGCGGGCATTGATCAGGCCTCCTTCTTGACGTGGGCCGTTTGCATGTCGGACAGCATCGCCACATACGCGTCGGCGCGCGCGTCGCCGGTCTGGCGCCGCTGGTCTCCGCCGGCTTCCACGGCCTTACGGAACGTATCGCTGCCCTTGGCGGCGTCTTCGGCGAGGATGTCGAAGCGGGCGTCGACATAGGCGTCCGACTTGCCGTCGACCGACGCGTCGCCCAACAAGGCCTTCACCACGGCCTTGCGGATCGCGGCGTCGGAGAGGCCCTTGGTTTCGACGGTCGGAGCGAGAGCCTTCGCGGCGCCGATGAGAGCGGCGCGATCGGCGACCCGCTTGTCGAGATCGGCGTCGGAGAGCACCTTGGCCTTGAGGCTGTCGATCTCCGCGTCTTTCTTGGCGATATCGGCGTCCTTGGCCGCAAGCGCCTTGCTGTGATCGGCCTTGATCGTCGTGATCTCTGCGTCTTTCGTGGTCACCTTCTCGCCGAGCTTCGCAATGGCCTGCGCCGCCTGCTCGCTCGCGTCGAAGGTGAAGCCGTCAACGGTGACCTTCAAGGTCATGGCTTCTTCCTCTTGCTGATTTACCGGTCGGTTCCATGCGTCCCCGATCCGGCATTCGGGGCCGGCGCGTGCCTGATCGACAAGCGCGAGATGGTTGCCGCGAATCCCGGTCTGGATCGCGTCATAGTCCTGTCCGTCCGGCGTCTTGCCGGGCGTCCAGTCGATGGTGCAGAGATACCCGCAGGAAAGCTCCCGCTTGCCGCCATTGAGCGTCTGGATCGCGTCGGCGTCCATGATGGTGAGCGGAACGCGGATGTAGTCGCCGTCGCGCGCCACCTCGCCGCCGACGAAGCCGATTGCATGCTGTCGCCACGACTTGGCGTCGATAGGCTCTGAGGGGTGC